AATATGGTGACTTCACCCAAGTTTCAGATGTTTTGACATACCAATCAGCAGACAAAGTGCTTATGGAAGCAGCAGAAATCTTGGGAGACCAAGCAGCAGATACTCTCGATGAATTAACACGAGACATTCTTGCGGCAGGTACTTCTGTTTTCTACGGAGGAACAGCAGTTTCTCGTGTGACAGTTGCAGCAGGTGACAATATTACGCTCACTATGGTGCAAAAAGCCGTTCGACTTTTGACAAACAATAAGTCACGGAAAATCACAAAAATGGTTAACGCTACTACTGGGATTGGGACAACTCCGTTGCAACAATCTTACATCGGTATTTGTGACCCATATACTGCGATGGACTTGAAAAATCTTTCAGGGTTTGTGCCAATTGAAAAATACGCTTCTACTACAACTGTAATGGAAGGTGAAATTGGGAAACTTGATGAGGTTCGATTCATTCAAACTCCAAACTCAAAGGTGTTCGCAGGAGCGGGTGCAGCAGCTATTGACGTTCACGCGACAATCATCATTGCAGCAAATGCATACGGAGTGACTCGTATTTCAGGACAAGCGATGAAAAACATCGTGAAACCTCTCGGTTCAGGAGGAACAACTGACCCACTAGACCAACGAGCAACTTCTGGATGGAAGGCTACATTCGTTGCGAAAATCCTAAATGACGACTTCATGACTCGACTAGAGCACGCAGTTTCAAGCTAGGATGTTCCTATCTTTTAAACCCTAAAAAATGACTGCAAAAATGAAAGTTTCTGACGACCTATTGCGAGAGTATAAAACTCTCAACCCTACAGGAAAAGGAGTTCCACCAAACAAGCTCAGAGATGAGGCTTGGGTGACGGAACGAATAGGGGCTTTCAAACTTTTAAATGGGGAGCTTGCCACACCGGCAAGCCCTCAGGCAGAAGAAAAGCCAGCGGAAACAAAAGAAGAGCCGAAATATGTCCCAACAGTTCAATTGCCGACAGCTACATTGAAAGGAGAAAAACCGGAATCTGTAGACCAAGTAATGACGAAGGACATGAAGGCAACAAAGAAAGCCCTTGACGATTCGCCACGAGTCATGTTTATGATTCCAAAGGCAGAATGGGAAGAGGTTGGAGTGTACGAGACTGTTACTATTAATGGCTACCGGATGGTAATCAAAAAAGGAGTAATGGTTGAGCTCCCACGGCCTGTGTTCGACATCCTTGCAAACAAGTACAATGTTGAAATGAGCGCCGGGATGGGGAATCGATTGGATGTAAATCCAGACAAAGACCCAAGCTTAGCAAAATAAGAAAACCAAAACAACCGCAAAAATAAACTCTCTCGATGAAATTCAAAGACTTCGCCTCCGTTATAAGAAACTCAACTCTTACTAGCTCTTCAACCTTTACGGATGAGGAAATATTGAGACTTGCGAACATGTACAAAGACACCTTCTCGCAGCAAATTGCTGAAACAGATGAGGGAGTTTTTGGTATGCCGTTCGTAACGAGCCTTGTGGCAGACCAGCGGGAATACGAACTCCCGGACGAAGTTATTAAAATCGAAAGAGTAGAAGCTATTGTCGATGGAGAAGACCAAAAGAAGTACACATCTTTGGATGTCGCTTCTTTGAATTTTGAGCTAACGGAAACAAAGATTACAGAAATGTTTAAAGAAAAATATTTTTATAGCTTTTTTCGGAAGGCTCTTTTTCTCTATACTGGCGAATCTGTTATTGATGTTGTGGATGGATTGCTTTTGCGGGCTATAATTTGGCCCCAAGACTTCACAGACCTAGAGTCTGAGGTTGACATGTCGGTTCGTCCGAACGTAAACCAGAATGGATTCCCAAGGCAGTTCCACGAGCTTTTGGCGCGGAGAGTGATAATTCATCACAAACAAAACAGAGACAGGCCTGTGCCGCTTACAGACACAGAGCAGAGCTTTGAGTTTGATTTCCGAAAGGCGCTAGATGCGCTGCGTGGGACAGACGACAATCGAGAGGTCATTCCAGTAATTCCATATAATGACGGCTCTAATTACTAATTATTAATTCTTACGAATGGAAATCCGAATAAACAAAATCGAGAAATTTCACATTCAGGTGGAGAATAAAGATGTGCAAGACGTTCACTATGCCATATGGAATGGCGATGAGAAACTGGCTTCACGGAGAGAGAATTTTCCACTTGACGCTGACGAGACAACAATTAAAGAAAAATTGTTGGCCGCAGTAAAGGCTTTTGATGGGGAGGTGAAACAATCTGCGGAAGAGGCAGAGAAAGAAAAAGCCGAATCCGTCACAAAGAAAAATGCCGAAAAGCTTGTAGGCAAAAAATTAAAAGCTTAATTATCTACTAACCAAATAAAGATGAATTCATCACAAGCAAAAGTTGGTACACATGACAACGTGTCATGCGCCAAGGGGAAAGCCCTCCGGGGGAAATTCCGAATTCCGCACAATGTTTCGTATTCATTGCGAGACAAGGCGGGGAAAATCAAGCCCCTATTCGTAGCCAACTCAAAAGGATTGGCATATCTAGCTAAAAACAAAATAGCCGACCTAACAAAGCTTCCTAAAGAAATTATGGAAGGACTCGGGCGCTATCAAGACAGCATGGCAATTTCAAACCTAATCACGAATGCGGGTTTCGCAGGAGTTGCGTCTAGGATTAATGGTTCGGGAGCAGAGGCGGCATTTACATACATGGCCCTCGGGACAGGGACTACGGCCGCGAACGTAGCCGACACAACCCTCGAGACAGAATCTACGACAGGAGGTGCGGCGCGAGCATCTGCGACAGTTTCACGAGTAACAACGGATGTTACAAACGATACAGCGCAGCTCGTAAACACATTCTCTTTTACTGCGAGTTTTGCACTAACAGAGTCTGGGGTGCTAAATGCAGCATCGGCGGGGACATTACTTGCTCGACAAGTATTTTCTGCGATTAATGTGGCATCAGGAGATTCGCTCCAAGTTACATGGAAATTCGATTGCGACTAACACATTGATTCCAAAATTTAAACAACCGCAAATAAAATGAAAGAAAATAAAATCGTTATCGGTATTCCAAACGGAAGTGGGCTAATCCCGCACGAAACAGTATCAGCACTATTGCAGCTCAGAAAAACTTGTCCGACAATGTTCCAAACCGTCGTAAGACAGCGAACCGACAAGGCGCGCAATTATATCATAAAAATGGCACTAGAATCTGGGGCAACACACGTTCTGTTTGTAGATGATGACAATCCTCCACCGGTAGACACGATTGAAAAATTCTTAGAAGACGATAAAGACATTGTCTGTTCTCCAATCCCCACGAGAAACCCAAATAAGCACGGATTCCACGACCTCTGTATATTTAAAGCGGCAGAAGTGAAGGAGGGGGCTGGGAAGGGGATGAAGATGTATGAAAATATAAACAAAATTGATTCTACGAAAGGACATCTGCAAAAAGTAGATGGATGCGGAATGGGATGCACGATGGTAAAGAGAGAAGTCTTGGAAAAGCTCTGGAAAAAATACGAAGGACAACCGTTTGAATACGGAGACACCACATACACCACAGACCCCAAAAAACTCAATGTACAACGACGAACCATGAGCGAAGACATGGAATTCATTGAAAGGGCGACAGAAGAAGGTTTTGAGGTTTGGTGTGACACGAGAGTAAGAGCTCCGCATATTGGCTCTCCGCGTATATTCCAATTTAATGATTCATATATAGAATAAATGGCACAATACGACCTAACGACAGCGGGTTCACAGCTTGAGTTTGATACACAAAATAATCTATACAATGCTTGTTGTAATATTGATGAGAATCATTTTGTAAATTTTTGGCAAGGTGTTGACGGAGATGGTTTTGGTCAAATGTTTGAAATTAACACCTCAACATTTGCAATCTCAACGGTTGGAGCTTCTTATGAGTTTGACTCAGACAACGCTGCGTATTTGTCCCTTGTGGCGATTGACTCGAGTCATGTTCTCGCCTTCTGGGACAATAATGTGGCGCTCGCCGGCTATGCACAGGCCTTTATTGCCAGTACGTCTGCCGGGGTTGGTGGAGTTGGTGGGTCGGCGAAGCTAGAGGTAGATTCCGACCGAGGGAAATACTCAACAATGTGTCAGATTGACACCAATCATTTTATCGCATTTTATCAAGGGGCAAGTACAACGATTGGCCGGGCAAGGACGCTAACAGTAAGCACCTCTACCTTTATTGTGACAAACGCGGCAGCAGCATTTGCGTTTGACGCAACAGATGCTACGTCGAACAGTTGTTGTAAGCTTGACGACAATCATGTTGTAAATTTTTGGGCTGAATCAAATAAGGCGAAGGCACAAGTTTTTGAAATAAACACTTCCACATGGGCGATTTCAACGGCGGGGGCGCAATTAAACAACTATTCAACGCAACAAGCCGCCTATGGGGGGACTTGTTTCCAAGTAGACGAAAATCATTTTCTACACGCATGGAGTGGGGATGGGAATGACGGATTCGCACAAGTTTTTGAAGTAAACACTTCCACATGGGCGATTTCAACGGCGGGGGCCGCGTTTGAGTTTGACACGCAAATAGCGATTGAGCCGGCTGCACAAAAAATAGACGCAAACCATTTTATTCTGTTTTGGCGAGGAGGAGCGTCAAGCCACGGACTTTCGAGAACATTTGAAATAAACACTTCCACATGGGCGATTTCAGAGAAAAGCAGTCTTTTGAGTTTTTACACAGAAAGTTCTACAAGGTATAATTGTTGTGTAAGGTTGGACACGGCCAATTATGTGAATTTTTGGCAGGGCCTTGGGGTAGATGGATTTGCTCAGGCGTTTTCAGTAGAAGTGGGGACGCTTTACACAAAGATTCTTACGGAGGTCGCTACAATTGTCGGCTCTGTCGCGCCACAGGCAAACAAAAAACTCACAGAGGCGGTAGTTATCGCAGATGTAAACAATTACGACAGAAGCGCGGCTTTTTCGGACGCGATTGTTGTAGAAGATTCGATACAAAAATCGCCAATAAAAGAGATTCCAGAAACAATCGGGATTTCTGCCGGGATGGAAACGGCTTCTGTGTTTTTGCACGAGTGTTTAGAGGCCTCGGTAATCGTTGATACGTTTTCCACCGCCTCCATTCCCACACATGTGATGACAGAATCGGTTTCAATTAATGACATACGAGAGATGTTTTTGTCGGGGAGGGAATTGGCAGAAAGCGCCACAACAACCGATGCCATTTCTACGGAAAGAAGCCGGGTGCTGTCTGACGCAATTGTAATTACAGGGGCTGTTGAGTCGGGATTTTATGTCGAATTCCCGGAAAGCGTAAGCGTTTCGGATATTTCCGAACAAGAAAGACAGCTTATTTTAAATGAAATAATTTCAGTACAAGATACAGGCTCCTTTCTTAATACGCTTATAAACCTTGAAACGGTCACTCTTAGTGAGGACTTACAAAGCATCAAGGACGGAATCACCGTTGGAGTATGGGCCAGAACCCCTACAACCGAAGGAGTATGGACAAGAAAAAGTTACCCACTATAAAATGCACGTTGAAAAAACACTCTCGGCAGCGACATCCGCAGTAGAATCCTTGTTAGTAAAACAACCGATAGCGAAGGCTATGACTGGCATGTTTGGATTCTTATTTGTTTCGTATCGTGCAGAGCTAATGTTGATTTGCGTGGTATTCCTTGTTGATTTAATAACTGGTGTAGCTGCGGCAATAAGGGCAGGGGAGTTCCAGAGTGCGAAATTTTTCAAAGGGTGTACAAAGCTGATTGTGTATGCAGTATTTATCTTGCTTGCGGTTGGGACGGATTTCACGGTAAGTCATCACATCCTCGGAATGGATGTATCTACTCGTATATTTTTGTCAGTCACGTTTTCCTTTATAATTTTGACAGATGTTTTTTCCGTATTTGAAAACCTAGAAAAGCTGGGGTATTCAACTCCGAGAAAAACATTTAGAAAGATGGTTCTTAATCTCAAGAAATAATGTCAGCAAATCAGATTGTAATCGAAGGAATAAACCTTGGCGGGCTTGCCGACAGCAAGTATCAGGGGGCGAAGAATTCTGTGGCAGCAATGCGGAACTTAGATGTTCACACGGAAAACGGAGTGATTCAGCTTAGCAGGGGGCTTACAAACAAGGCGACAGGGGCGGTTGCTCACTCAGGAGACTTTACCGCAATTGTTTCAGATAGCGAGGGGGTGACATGGTTTTTCGATGATGATGGGAAGGTCGTAAAACGGTCTGGTGCGGGGGTGTATTCAACTGTTGACGATATTTCCCCAGACGATGGTGACGCAGGGGTTTCCGATGCGTGCCAGTTTGGGAATTATATTTATTATGTGACAGAAAAGCGGATTGGGAGGTTTGACGTACAGGCGCTTGGAGCGGGGTATGCCACAAAGGACGACGATTGGGGGATTCTCGCAGATTCTGCGCTAAATCGTTCGTTGGTAGAAGTGAATGAAATTTTATATATTTCTGGGGGGCGGTTTTTGAGTCAGGTGGAGTCGGGAACCCTCACGAACACAATATTGTCATTCCCTGTCGGTTGGGACATCTCTGCTATTGGAAAGTATGGGACAGACCTTTTGATTGGAATGAATTTAGAGGGGAACGTAGACCAAGCGAGAATAGTGAGATGGAACACTTGGAGTGCGGACAATTCGTTCACAAACGATGATTTGATAGAAGAGTCTCATGTTTCAGGGTTTTTACAGCTTGGAAATAACATTCTTGTTTCGGCAGGGATTCGTGGGAACTTGTATTATTATAACGGTGCGGTGCTAGAACCTTTCAAGAAAATACCAAACACAGGCGATTTTGATTCACAGGCAGAAATGTGGAAAAATGCTTCCGTAGAATTTATGGGGCAATTATACTTCGGCATGTCAAAGGTGAGTGGGAACGATATTCCACAAGGGGTATATTCATACGGTTCTCATTCTTCTGGCTACCCGCTAGTGCTCACAATGCCACATAAAATTTCCACAGGAAACGACGAAAATGTTTTTGTTACCGCAATGGCGAGACAGGGCGCCACGCTGTTCGTGGCATGGAGAGATGAAAACGACGGTACTGTGCGAGGAATAGACGAAATGACCACGACACGACACACAGAGGGGTATTTTGAGACACGAGTTATAAATGTTGCAAGAAATGCGACAAAAGATTTTCTGCTAGAGGTTTTTTATAGAGAAATTTCGACAGGGGGAGATATTGAAATTTGGGTTAGCAAGGACTCTGGGGACTTTGAGCAAATGGAAACGAGGAATGACGACCAACGAAACACCGTCATTACAACTGCAAAAACAGGGGAATGCTCTACAATACAGGTGCGGGTAGTGCTAAAAAGTATAAACCAATTTTCCCCCATAGTAGAATCTCTTAGACTTTCTTTTAGTTGATGAAAAAAATAAAACACGAACCACAGGATATAAATTCTCCGGCAATGCCAGAGGATATATTCAGCTCCAAAGAATCGAGCGTTTTAAAGCCGGTGGATGGGCAGCAGGACGTTCCGAACCCGAAACAGCCCGAGGTTGTATTCAATCCTAAAATCCAACATAACGTAAAAGAGTTGCAGGTTGGGAGCGGGACAAGCGCGTTCTGGGCGACAAAAAAAGGGGGGTTACAATACCCCGCAAGAACAATAACTGACGACATAACAATGTTCCCAAACGAGAATGTTGTATTCGCGGATGCGGCTTCCGACCCAATTTCTACAACACTTCCTGTCGGACTGCACGGAAAAGAGGTTGTGGTAAAAAAAATAGACAGCTCCGCGAACCCTGTAACAATATACGGAGTTGGCACCGCTACCATAGACGGAGCGACTTCCGTTGTTTTGTCTACACAGTATTCTGGCAAAAGAATGATTTTTGATTCAGTAAGTGGGGGCTGGTTTGTTGTAGGTTCTTTCTAATTCTGTTATAAATTAAAAAATGGCAAATACATATCGCGGTGGCGGCACAAACAAAACGGCAGGAACTATCAAAAAAGATGTTCCGACCAGAACGGACTCGCAAAGCGTTCCAACACGCAAAAGCACGGTTCCTGTTCCGCAAACAGCGACAACAACCCCTGTGGGGGTAGACATGATGCCCGGGGCTATGCAGCCGGGGGCGGCGGGACAGCCACAGCTAAATCAGGGGGCTCCGTTAAAAGCTCCTCCGACTCGTGCGGTTCCCACTACAAACCAAAAGCAGCACGAACAGGCTCGCGTTGACTTTAGGGACACCGGGCGATTCTCTGACACAAAGGAGGTGGATGCTTTCTTGAATGGAGATGCGCAAGCTCTTGGGGCTCAGGCACAAGCACCGACAACGCTAGAGGGATTCAGCCAACAAATAACAGGGCTGCTCTCTCCGGCTTCTACAAAGCCAGAGTCTTTCAATTCATATCAGAAATATTTGGATTTAAGAGATGAATATAAGGCAGGGGATTTAGATTCTCAGGCGGCAGAATTGGGTGCTCAAATACGAGAACTCGAAGACACAACGGCAGACCGAATCCGGCAGGAGGAGGGGAAGTCTATTGCGGTCGGAGTTCAGGCGGGACGTATTTCAGAAATAGAACAACAACAAAACCTTAGAAACAGAGAGCTCACAAGAACATTACAGGTCGTGAACGACCAAAGAACGATTGCGAACAATACCGTTTCACAAATTATGGGGTATGCGCAAACAGATTACAAAAACGCGCTTGACCTATGGAACACGGAATATAACCAAAACTTACAGGCCACACAGATGGCAATGACCGCACAGCGTGACCAGAAGGCCGAAGAGCGGTGGTTTTTGGAGTTCAATCAGGCGAAAGAAGAGCGAGAAGAAGATATACAGAGAGATGTGGCAAAAGACAAGGCTGCATCGGAAAGATTTCAGCAAGAGTTCGGGCTTTCAAAAGAGAGAATACAGCTACAAAAAGACGAACAAGCGGCAATTCAAACGCGATTTGAGTCCGGACAAGACCTAGATAGGCTCAAATTAAAGTCTCAGATGGACATGCAGAGGGCAACAAACGCTCTTTCTGCGGCAAGAATCGGGGCGGCAGAAAAACAAAACGCATTTAATCAGATGATGTCTGAGCGGAGTATGCAGCTAAAAGAGCAGTCTCAGTCTGTGGCAGCAATGCAAACCGCATTCAACCTTGCGCAAGACGGACAGCTCGGGACACCTGATAAGTGGACTGACGCACAAATCGCAAACAACGGACAACTTGAAAATAAATTAGGGGTTCCACAGGGGACTCTCGCAAATCTTTCATTGAATAACCCGGGAGACACTTGGAAAACAACTGTTACAGACCCTGTCACCGGAGAAATTTCAGCAGTTCTGATGGGGGCCGATGGTTCAGTAAAAACAGAATCTCTTTCAGATGGGGCAATCCCAAGGAATGTACAAGAGGCTTCAAATGCTTACGCACAGGGAGACGATTTCATTCTTGTTGAGGCGATGTATGGCACAGATGCTGCGAACCGAGGAAGCGCGCTGTATAACAAAGAATTAGCACTTTCTGCCGCAGCCAGCCTACCGGAATATTCCTCGCTAAATTCTGCCGAGAAAGAAAAGTTCAACACAGAGATGGGGGCGTTGTATGACGCAGAAATGGCGAAGCAACCGGCCTCAGACTCTTCGCAATTTTTACCGGGAGGGATTGGGGAGACGTTTTCTGTTGCGATGCAAAATCGACTTGACCCGACATCACAAATTTCAGGAGGAATGGAGGAGCGGGCAGCACAATCAGGGCCGTCTGGTGCAGACACTTGGACGCGCCTTGGCTACACAAAGGCAATGTGGGACTCTCTTTCCCCAGAAGAACAAGATTACTTAAAAAGCTAAAAAATGGCAGACTTAAACGATTTCAAAATCCGGCGAAAAGCGTTTGATATGTTTGACTCAATAAATCCTTTCTCAACAAAGGATGAGGACGAAGAGAAAAAGCGCGCAAGAGAAGAGCGTTGGGTAAAAGAACGCTCTGACAAAAAGCTTACAGAATTCCGTACAAACAAAAAAGCGGAAGAATTTTCAGCAAAACAGTATTCACAGGTGGACAACCCGCAAATGATTAAGGGATTCGCATCTGACTATCAAGACGTTAAAAAGAGGTACGGAGAGGGGGCTGCGAAAGAGTTGGAGGAAGGCGCTGTCGCCGAGTTTGGAACATACGGCAATCATTCTTCCGCTTGGAACAAGTCAAAAAAAGACATTGAATCAAAATATAAGAAAAAAAATTGGGCCGAAAATTTGGCAGAGGGGGCTTTTACGGCTATTGACGAAGAGGTGGACAAATATAAGAAGCTAAAAAAAGAACAAGGCGCGGTAGGCGGGACTGTCACAGAGCTAAAGGGGCTACAAGAGGCTCTTGTGAAAGGAGGGCTTCGTGGCGCGTTTTGGGCAGGTACAACTTCTGGGGAAGTAATGTCAAAGGGAATCGCACAGGCGGCAAGGGGTTTAGACGGAAAGGGGGAAAGTGCAATTAGCAAATATTTTCAGGGAATAGATGATGATTTTGATACATGGCAAGAAATGGTTTTGAGCCCAGAGAAGTTTAACCCAAATATGCCAGTAAAAAACGCTCTTTCGAGAGATGAAGATATTGCGTTTGCGGGGGTGGCAGAAACTGTCGGAGAAACAATGATTCCTTACGCAAAGGCAGAGGCGCTTACTATTCGGGCAATGGGGGCAACTGCGAAAAAATTCCCACTTGTCTCTAGGTTGTTCGCGGCAGCAACGTCAAGCGTTGGGGTTTCTGCGTTAAAAGCGGGGGGAGCAAATGCCACAACAGAAGAGGCAAAGGAGATGATGCTCATGGACGTGCTTATGGCACCAGCCGCCATGATTGGGGTAAGGGGCGCAGCACGCGGGGCCACCGCAGCCGCAGAGGGGGCAGAGGCGCTGTCAACAGCGGCAAGGGGGGAAATTATTGAGGCGGCAGAAAAGACCCTTTCTTCTGGAAGAAAGATAAAGAATGATTTTATTGACGAAGCCTTGGCAGAGCAGGGGGTTTATACGAACCGATATGCCGCCCGGAAAATGGGTGGGGGTGGAGATGACTTTCTAAGAGAGGGACAAGAGAAAACTCTCGACGACTTGGTAGATGCACGAATAAAAATGGCAGAATCTGGTGATGATGCGGGGGTACAGAGACTGAACCGAGAAATCGCAGAAATGCAATCTGCGAAAAAAGGAAAAATAGATGACGACGTTTTAGAAAGCGCGGAAATGGAAAGGCGCGCAGACGATTTTGCAATGGAAGAAGATGGGATTGTCCCTCCAAAGCCAGAGCCGGAAATAAAACCAGAGCCAACTGCGAAGCCTGTTTCCGGGGAGCCGCCTGTGACAAAACCAGAAAAGAGATACTTGCCAGAGGTCGAGAAGGCCCCGGAGCCGGAGTTCCACCCGCCAGCAAGGGATATTACAATTCAAAAGCCGGGGGACAGCTATGCGGCGCAACAGCTAAACAAGCTACAAAAAAAGGAACTTTTCACAAAGTTTCAAGAAAAATTTGAGAATTCTTTTGTGCGAGTAAAAAATCTTATGGAAGAAAAGGGGATGAAATGGGACGACGCAAGTAATCCTGTGTTGGCTGAAAATAACTATCACGGGAGGGCTGGGGCAAGAATGGAAGTATTAGAAGATTCTGTCCGTGGGATTCAAACAGACATACAAAAATCTGCAAAGAATTTAAAGATGGACGCGGATGGGATGAGAAAAAATATTGACGACTTTTTGCACGCAAGAGATGCGGTAGAGAGGAATAAGAGACTGGGAGAGGGTGCGGCAGGAATAACAACAGAAGAGGCAGAAACAATCCTAAAAAACACAACTAACCCAGAAATAAAAAGAATCGCAGAAGATATTCAAAAAATGGACGATGAGGTTTTAGACATTCTTTTGGACGGACAACTTATTGACCAAAAGCAATACGATGCAATCCGAGCCTCTCAGGACTATCATGTGCCATTAAACCGGGTTATGGAAGATGCAGACAACTCTGGCTTTGTGAATGATTTTATTGGGGTAAGCGGTCGGGGGGTTGAATCTAGCGGGCTCAAGGGGGCGAAGGGGAGCAAGCGAGAGGTTGAAAGCATTTTTGAAAATATAACAACAAACTATAAACAGGCGATAGAGCGGGCAGAAAAAAACCGTGTAAACTTGGCAACGCTTAATTTTGTTAGAAAAAACAATTATTTAGACGGAGCCTTTGAGGTCGTAAAAGGAAAACCGGTTGGCACTCGTTTCGATGGGAGTGTTATGGTGGAACAGCCCAAGGGAAAAAACATTGTTCCAATTATGGAGGATGGGAAAACGGTATATTTGAACGTAAAAGATGAAAAAGTTGCCGCTGCTCTAAATGGGACAAATATGGAACACCTTCCCGCGTGGCTAAGTTTTGTTGGGCATTATTCAAACTTCCTTTCTTCTATGGCGACAAGGTTTTCATTGCCATTTCAGGCGACAAATAAAATACGAGACTTGTGGGACGTTTCAGTCAACATGTCTTCAATTCTTGGAAAGGGCGGGGGGGCAAAGGCGCTCGCAAATGAGCGAGGCTCAATGAAGGGGGTTATTGATTCTATGCGAGGAAAAGACACAGAATGGGCAAGGCTATATAAGCAGATGCAAGCAGATGGGGGGACGACCGGGGGGCTTGCGGCTTCTACGAAAACAAAGGCAAAGGCTGATTTCCAACAAATCATAAAAGAGGTAAAGGGGGGGAAAGCCGGGGCGCAATATAAGTTTGTGAAAGCAATTGACAATTGGGGCTCAATATTTGAAGACAGCACGCGGCTTTCTGCGTACAAAGCGGCGCTGGACAGCGGGCTTTCTCGTGAACAGGCTGCGTATGCGTCAAAAAATTCAACTGTAAATTTTAACAAAAAAGGGACACATGCACCAATCTTTAATGCGTTTTATATGTTCTCAAAGGCTTCTATCGCAGGTAGCGCAAGAACAATAAAGAGTTTGCGTAACCCGAGAGTGGCGGCGCAGACAACGGCTGTAATTGGGACTGGCGTATGGGCTGCAAACAGAATGAACGAAGCGATAGACCCTGATTGGAAAGAGAAGGTTGCTCCATATGACCTACAAAGTGGGTTTGTAATTGTTCTTCCGAGTGGTTCTGAGCTTGGTAAAGAGGCAGAGGGCGGGGATTTTAACTACTTAACAATTCCGATTTCTTGGGGGCTTAAGCCGATTAAGATAGCGGCAGATGCGGCATATGACATTAAGAATGGGGAGGGCGAATCGTTCGCAAAAAACGCGGAAAAACTAATCGGTTCCGTGGTGGACTCATACAATCCTGCTGGTGGGACAGATTGGGCGCAAATGATAATGCCAACAATAGCAGATATGCCGATGTCAATATATTCAAACAAGGCATGGCACGGAGGAATGATTAAGCCTACATGGAAAGAGGGGTTGCCGGGGAAAGAGCAAATGTTTGATTCAACAGCAGAGGGGAAAACCCTGAAAGACCGGGCTGCGGTTAAGGCCGCCGACCTACTAAGTAAGGTCGAGGTTGACGCATCGCCGGAAAGCATTAAATATTTCTTTGACCAGATGGTTGGAGGTGCGGGGAGAGAGGTCGGGAGACTTGCCACAACCGCAGAGGCTGTCGTGAAGGGGGAGACAAAAGACCTAGACCCCAAAGATGTCCCATTTCTGAGCCGGTTCTTAAAAACAAAGACATCCGAAAAACAGGAAAAAGCAATCAAAAGAAAGCACGAGGACTTGATTCGAGATGAGATGAAGAGCACAGACGATATTGAGAAGAGAAAAGATATTATGCGGGACGAGATTGCGATGATGAATACAGACGATGCGAAACATCTTATAAACAGATTCCGTCTTGATGGGTATGACATAAAGGGCGTAAAAACCTCAGAAAACCCAAGAAAACCGAAGGCGAAAGTGGACAAGGTTGCGGGGACGGTGACGATGCCAACAGAGTCTGATTGGTATGGATACTTTAGAAGCAAAAAGTTTGGATTCTCAAAAGAAGAAGCCAAATCTATGTCTGAACGCGCCGTCGGAACCAAAAAGAAAACGAAGGAAGATGACGAATATGCGGGGATGTCTCAAAAAGAACGACACGATTATTCTATGCGAAGACTTGAAACATTCCGAAGGCTTGCAGAATTTCGAGACAAAAAAAAGCGGAATCAATAATCCCTATTTAAATGCGATTAGCGGCCAAAAACATCCCGGTTAGTGAATACATACCAACCTGTGCCAGAAAAGAGCACAGGGGGGAGGTTTTGCGCCTAATTGACCAAACTGAGTTCGACGATGGGAACAACGGAGGGTGCCAAACGGCGGCCCTCGTGTGCGCCATAGAAAAAAAGTTCCGGGAAGAAATACCGTATAGTGAGATGGGGCGGTTTTATTCGCTTGGCGACAAGGTGTATAATGGGAGGATTGAGAAGGTCGAGAGGGTTATGAGGTGGTGCGCCTCTCATGGAATAAATATGCCGGGGATTGGGAAAATAAAGGCGACAGACATTAAAAGTATCCCCACAAAAGATGTGACGTTTGAAATCCTTGAAGACGCTTGGAAGGAGTATGACTGTGTTATTGTTGGGATTGCAGGGCGCAGCGAGTTCTTTTCTCCGAGTACGGGAAAACAGTTCGCGGTATATAAGCTTCCGGCTACGGCTGGACACGCGATGCTCTTGGCAGAGCTGGACGAGGGGCGATTTGGCCCGCAGTTTGATATTCCAAACACTTGGGGGAAAAAATGGGGAGATGCGGGGTGGGCATATATGGAAAAGAGGAGGTTTGAAAAAATGAGATTTTGGCAAATTAACTGTTGTAACTTTGAAATAGATGAGAAATAAAAAAATCATGCCGTTTCGGATGGAGAAAAATGGGAAATGGGCCGAGCGCGGTATTCGGAGGGTGGTTCTTCATCACACAGCGGGCAAGCTCGGAAACAAAAGTCGAGCTGCTTCTGAAAAAATCCTGAAAGAAATCGACGCATATCATAAATCAAAAGATTGGGGGGCGGGCGCGAAAGCTCCGGGGATTGCGTATCACTTCGCAATGGACCTCCTCGGGAATGTGTGGCTGCTGAATCATCCCAAACACAGAACGTGGCACGCGGGGGTGGCAAACGATGACAGCATTGGGGTTGTCATTCTTGGGAATTTCCAAGACCACATACCAAGTCGCGCAGAGGTAATGACATTAAAGAAATCGTTAGACCGTGTGTACAATTGGATTTTTTGGAGATATTTTATTCCCCGAAAAAATTGGCTTGCACATAGGGACGTAGCGAAGACGGAGTGTTGCGGAGATTATTTATACTTCATGCTTCACGACTGGAAAAACCGCAAATAACCGCTTTTTTATTTATTTACATTTTATAAAAATGGCAACAGACACTCACGATGGCGTAGAAAGAACAGACGGAGAGATGCACGTTATGCTTGTGGCAGATAACGAGCCCGTGGGGGTGCAAAACCCGCTGCACACAAACGGAGACAGCGTATATGCGAAAGACTTGTGCATAGAACAGTGCTCTGCGGTGGGGTTTACGTTCGATGTGGGCTCTGGGACAGAAGAAGAGGTGATTAAGAGCTTGGTTTCTAGCGTATTTGTCGGTAAGTCTAACGACTCCTCTGACAATCCAAAAACAATATACTTGCAATTCAACCGTCCGGTGCTCACCTCTTCTTTTGGAATAAACTCCGCGCCGGGGAAATTTTTTAGTAACACAAAAATTGTGCTCGGGCAGGGAGATTTTGAGTGGACGGCCTTTGATGGTTCGGCAGACAACACACAGAGACAAATCTACCTTTTCCCAATAGAGCCCCTAAAGTTTAGTTCTATGAAAATAACTTTTCATACGACAAACGAGATAGGGCTCGGGCTAATTGGGATATTCAAAAACCAAGAAGTGGCAGCCAGAATACAGGCGATGAAACCCGGGGGTGAGGTGACGGATGTTGGGGCAACAAATAACGACAACTTGAAAGTGAGCGTACAAGAGTATGGGGACACTCCTTCAATTGATGCTTTCGACAGGCTTCGTGTGTCCAATCCGTTCACCTTGTTCGACAGCAAGCAGTTATATGACAAGCAGCCACTATTTTGGGATGAGGCGCTCGGTGGTTCGGCGACAAGCACGCACTCTACCATAAATGCCGCCGCGCGCATGACGGTTACGGCAGATGAAGAGGACTTTGTAATAAGACAAACGAAACAGCGCTTTAATTATCAGCCGGGGAAGTCTCAGTTGGTTCTCGCTACTTTTTATGCCCCACAAACAGAGGGACTAACTAAGCGGGTCGGGCTATTTGATGGAACCGGCGCAGACAATCTCACCCCAAACAATGGTATATTTTTTGAATGCAACGGAGACAAGAGTTGGAACATAGCAAAAAATGGGGCAACACCAGAAAGCGTTTCTCAGGAAAGCTGGAATGTGGACAAACTCGACGGAACAGGAAAAAGTGGGATAGAGCTCGACATGGACGCGACGCAAATTCTTGTAATAGACTATGAATGGCTTGGTGTCGGGCGAGTTCGTGTTGGATTCGTTATAGATGGGCTAATTTATTATGCACACTATTTCAATCATGCAAACGACCCAGCCTTTGATAGCGTGTATATGTCTACTCCGAACTTGCCACTTAGATATTCAATAGAAACCGACGGAACGAGCGGTGGGGCGTTAGACCACATATGCAGCTCTGTAATGAGCGAGGGGGGACTTGAAAAAACAGGCGTGTTACGAGTTGCGGACACCGGAAGTACACACATAGATGCGAGCGTGGCGAATACGACATACGCGGTTGTGGGAATAAGGCTAAAAACAACTCATGTTGGGGTTACTGTCATTCCAGAGTCTATGAGTATGATTAACGAGGCGAATGACGACTTTCGATGGGCGCTCCACCTAAACCCGACCATTGCTGGCACGTTCACATATTCAGACCTTTTAAATAGCGCCTTACAGACAGCCGCAGGGGCAACTGCTAATACAATAAGCGACGAAGGAATTGTTATAGCGAGTGGTTATGCCTCAATAGATACATTGTCCGCAAATGCACAACTAAACACGGCTCTCAAGATAGCGAGCAAAATAGACGGAACGGTAGACGAGTTGGTCTTGAGTTGTACGCCCCTAAGCACCGGAGCGGACATACAGGCAAGTCTCGGGTTCCGGGAATTATTATAGTCCTTATTTTCTAACTTTATATAAAATGGGAAAAATTGAAACATGGAGCGACAAACTGCTTCGTCACGCGATTAGCTTCGGAATAACATTTCTGTCAGCGGGGATTGCCGTGTTTGCTATTACGGCAGATGCTGCTCTTGCTAACGGAGAATCTATTTCCGCAGCACTATTAATGACCTCTGGTGCGGCTGGTGTGGTCGCAGGGGTTCGAGCGGTTCTAAAGATACTAAAAGAAATAACAATTTCTTGACTTTAGAAATGGTTTCTGCTACATTGCGGATGCCGAGTTTGTGTAAAACTCATTGCAAAAAAAGACAGAGAACCCTCATTGCCGTGAGGGTTTTTTGTTAGCACCACAAAACACAGAGGAGCGTAATTACAATTGCGATTCCCCCCACTACATATAAAACGTCTTTCATACACAGAATGCTACCCTCGAACACAACGTCGTGGCAACTCTTTTCGTGACAAAAAGAATAATCTCGTATTTCCATTTGACTTTCTTTTACATCTAATGTATGATGTTTTCAGGTTTTTACATTTTAACTTTTTCAACATGACGGAAGTGCAGCTTTCGGAAACGAAGACGAGAATGGTTGACATCCCGGGGGCGGTGATGAATCAACGGCTCGTGTTGGCAGACAAGCTATTCAAGGCGAAATGCTTTGGGAGTGATGTTAAGAACGCAGAGCAAGCGTTTGTGAAGATTATGGCGGGGGCAGAAATGGGGATGGGTGCGATGGAGTCGATGAACTCGCTTTATATTGTGAATGGAAAAATCACGATTTGGGGGTCAGCATTGTCTCGAAAAATAAAAGAGGCGGGATGGAAAATTACATACGAAGAGGAGGGGGTAGAGAGCTGTAAGGCGACAATCAAAAAAGGGGATGATGTGTATTCATATGAAGCCACAAAAGCAGACATGATTGCTCTAAACTCACAAGCATACAAAAAGTCTCCAAAGGACAAATTAAAATGGCACGCTCTTTCTCGATTGGTTCGTTTCTACGTTCCAGAAATTATGGGAGGAAGTGTAAGCTACACACAGGAAGAATACGAAGATGTGAAGCCGCGGAAGAAAATGGTGGTAGAAGAATCAAAACCAGAAAAGAAAATTCCCACAGCGGAAGAATTAATCAAGGGGCTGCAAAAAGCATCAAAAGAAACATTGGAAAAAACACGGCACGACCTTCCGAAATTCATGGATAATTATGAGACAGAAGAGTTGGACGCTATTTCAGATGCGATTAAGGAGCGAGAAGCGATGTTGTCTGCACCAGAAGCAGAATTACCATTAACCGCAAAAGAAAATGACTCAAACTAAAGATGATTACGTCGAGCGGAATAAGAATTTTCTGACTTTTCATAAGTTTTTGGACTTCAAGAAAGCACCGATGTTTTACAAATTGCGGTATATAGACCGAGTTCTTCCACCGCTTTCAAATGACGCATTGACATTCGGGAGCGCGTTCGATGAATTCTTGCACGACGAATCTGTGCTTGAAAGTAAATATCGGGTTGTAGGTTCTCGTGGGGTTGCGGTTCGTAGCCGTAAAACAAAAATTGAAACGGCGGGAAAAAAGATAGAAATCGAAAACGAAAAAATCAAAGAGCTTCCTGAAATCGAAGACACAGAAGAAAATAAGAAAGAATTTACGAAGGTGGACAAAAAACGAGACAAGTCTTTGGAAAAAATCAAAGAACTAAAGATTGATATAGATGTTTTGAAAGGAGAATTAGCTGCTATGGAAGGAACGGTGGAACTTACTGAAAACATGGGAGAGGCTATGACATCTTGTCTGAAAGAGCTAAAACGACAGCCTCTATACCGTCGTTTCCCAAAGGCACGAATTGAATGGGAATATCGAGGGCATAAAATCCGGGGGGAATTAGATGGACTAAATCTTACAGATACAGAAATAAATGGCGAAACGTATCAAGGTCTTATGGTAGACGACAAGACTTGCGGCTCAGTAGACCTCCTTATGCGATATTTGGAGCAATACAAGGCACAAGGACGTTGGTATGGTTGGGGACTTAAAAACGCTAAAAAGCTGTCATTCTGGGACGAGAAAAAGGGAGAATGGGTTGCTGATGAGGAAGCACTTGAATATGTGCAGGGAGAAAATTTCCCATTTCAAATCAACGCGGTCACAAAAGAGCTTCCATTTCCACGGTCACTATTCCTATTTTCATCTCCTGACGAGCTTGAATTCGGTCTTGATGAGATGTTGGCAGAGCTAGATGTCATGATTGACACAATTGAGCGAGATATTTTCCCGGTTGCGCCACGAGACATTTGGATGCAAACGGATGGTTACGGTCATACAGATTATGACTTTCAAGATTCTTTAATGTTATTTTAAAAATGAAGAAATTACACATACTCGGCATCGGCATTTTGGCAATTCCTTTTGTTATACTGTCTGTATATGGGGCGAGCAAGGGGTACGAAGAGTTGAATTTAATAAGAGTTGAAAACGACTTTAACCATAAAAACAGCGCGGTTTTTGAAAAAAAGGAAGAAGTTAAGACGGCAATACAAAACGCTCAGGACGCATTTTGCTTTCTCGTAAAGACAAAAAAGGAATATGACCGAGTTATTTCTTCCGAGTCTCTCGGAAGGTTCGACAAAGAGTGTCTGGGTTTGCAGTAGAACCGACAAGTTCAAAAACTAATCTTGCTTACGCAGTAGCGATGGCAGAAACTGGCGATTGTACAAAGGGGTATGGGCTGAGTCATGGAAATTGTTTTGGGATTAAAAAGTGGCGAAATGGGAGGCTACAAATGGCTCGCTACCAATCAAAACAAGCCGCTTATGACGATTTCAATGAAATTTGGGGGCGCATGTACGGCTCAGAAGTACCAAGCCTTAGGGACGCTGAGCGGTACAGCGGAAACGACAGAGCGGAAACATGGCATAAAAACGTATTATTCTATCTAAACTCATGAAATTCAAAGGAAAAATAAACGAAAAACTGGCATTTGTTCCAGAGAACCCAGAAAGTTGGGGGTCTTGCCGTGAGAGGTATGTTGGCAAGACTGTGGCGGTAGACCTCCGAATGTATAGAAAAAATCGCTCAGAGGAGCAAAACAGGTACTACTGGGGGGCTGTAATTAAATACTTTGAGAAAGAAACTGGAACAATTAAGTGGGATTGCCATAAAATCCTAAAGGCACAGAGCCTAAAAGAAATACAGATAATAGAGGTTGCGGGAAAAATGATTGAACTGGTTTCGATTGGGAGTACCGCAACGCTAAAAACAACAGAATTTGAAGACTACCTTCGGGAAAGTCGAAACTGGCTCTCGTTAGAATTCGGGATTTACATTCCACTTCCACACGAATGCCCAGAAGATTATAATTTTAACCTTTAAAACATGGATACATTATACACTTTAACAGAGTCCGTAGAGCTTCGATTGTTCCCACTTGGGTACAGAACGCTGTTCAATCTCGTCAAAGAGGGAGAGCGAAAGAAATTAGGGGAAGACGTTGAAGATTACGTTCTTGCGCAAGACATTGGAAAGGGGGTGAATTCAAGATGGGTGGTGTCAGAAGACGAACTCGCCGACTGGCTAAGGCGAAGACAGGCAATGAAAAGCCGTAAGGGGCTTATGAAGCCAAAAAAGAACAGCGCGATGTTATGATTTGACTTTCGCGGAAAAATAAATATAATAAGTAGGCTTTTAATTTGTATGTAGGAGTGCATAATTAAAACCAAGAGAAACTGCATTTAAGCCATACTCCTACCGTTTGGGCGAGAGTGTGGTTTTTCTTTAATCTAATAAATATACAAATGGACGTAAAAAGGGCAACGGCAACGTGGGAGGGTGGAAGCGAGGAATGTTATATCGTTTTCGACGAAAGCGAGAAAATGGTTGATATATTAGACCATTCCGACCTCTGTTACGCCATATCGCTTTTTAAAGACATAGGATAATGACTGAAACAAGCGGCTATCAATTATCTAGGGCGTGGTTTAACTTTGCTTTTGAGAATCCTGAAATAATAAGACCTATACATGGCATAATTTACCTTTTTGCAATAGAGCATTGCAATAGGCTTGGGTGGAAAGATAAATTTGGATTTCCGACAACCATGGCAATGGAAGCCGTTGGTGTTAAAAAATATCAAACATATATAAAAGCATTTAATTCCCTTGTGGATTGGGGGTTTATAAAACTTGTCCAAAAATCAAAAAATCAATACTCGGCAAACATAATAAACATAAAAAGTGCTCATACAAAAAAGGGCAAAGCATTGGACAAAGCATTTATAAAGCATGGGTCAAAGCAACTGGAAAGCATGGGCCAAAGCATGGGCCAAAGCAAGGACAGTATAGATAAACAAGTAAACAATAAACAACAAACAAAGGGCAAGCACCTTGATTATGTTTTTTTAACTCAAAAGGAATATGAAAAATTGTTAGTTGATTTTGGTGAAGGGAAATTAAAGATGTGCATCGAGAAGTTAGACAATGCAATCCCAAATTCAAAAGCCGCTAAATCTTACAAAGACCACAATCGAGTTTTAAGAGGATGGGTTTCTCGTTGGTTTGAAGACTTACCGAAATCAGAAAAACCCCGCAAATCACTTTTGGAAATGACAGACGAAGAAAGATTTAACGCTTGCTAGATGATTTTCACAGAACTACCACCAAAAACGCAAGAGGCAATGGCCTACATCCTCGGGAAATACACAACCGTAACCGAGAACGGCTATAACAGGATGAGCGAGAAAGACCAGAAGCTATGGCAGATGTTTTGCTTCTTCATAGCCGACATATCGAACAAACGAGATGAAAAGTCCCAGAAAGATGACGCAGAAAAATTCTTAAAAAAGCTACAATGAAAAATCCGAACGCAAGACACAAAAAACTACTAGAGTTCCTTGATGAGCTCAAAAAAGGGATGTTCGACGTTGAGGATTTATATAATTCGGAGCAGTTTGAAGATGAGGAAAAGCGGTATTTGATAAAAAAATTCATAGAACACAAAGACCAAATCTTGAAAGACGGTGAGGTCGAGTCTGACCTGTTTATAACGACAGACCCAATCGAGAGGGCAAGCACAATCAGGACTTGGGGAACGAACGAATCTAACAAGAAATTTTCTCCAATCGAGGACGACCATTTTGCGGTTGTGGCAGGGCAGGGGGGGGCGGGGAAGACGGCATATACGTTTTTCTTGGCTCAGGAAAATGCGAAGAGTGGGCTTGTGTATTATTTCAGTCTTGAAATGTCTTCTGACGGAATCCTAACGAGGCTTTCTCGTGAACACGCAGGGATTACGAAAGAGCAATGGCGGGACAAATCTTTAATAAGCGAGAGGCAAGTGTCGGCATACAAAAAGCAGAAAAAAGAATTGCGAGGAAATAAAAATCTAAAACTAATCGGATATGAGCACAAACCCAAAATAGAGGAAATTCTAGAAAGAGCGAAAGACGGTTCTCCGCACTTGATTTTCATAGACAACCTAGACCTAATCGCAACAGAAGAGGGCGCGAAAGACCCACAGAAAATACTGGTTGAAAAAATAAAAAACTTTACTAAAAAAGAGCTAATCCCTGTCATACTCGTGCATCACTTGCGGAAAAGTAGCGGGAAAGAAAAATACATGAGCGGGGACGACCTGCGTGGAAGCGGGAAAATCAGAGACAACATCGACACTCTCATGCTCTGTAAGCGAACAGAGTTTTACGAAGACATGACGGAGCGTGAAAAAGCAATGTTTATCGTCAGGGAGGACAAAGACCGAGCATTTGGGAATGGGGGATTTCATACATATTATTTCAAAAAAGGATTGTTTGTAGACAACCTCGACATAGGATTCGACACAGAAGCCGCCAGAGCAACACAGAAGCACCCCGAATTTTAACCAAGCTCGTAAAAAGGTATATCGACAACCCCCGGAATAGAAAAACGCTTAGAACGCATTTAAATCTAATTTAAAAAATGAAAAACTTCTTCGGCTTAATATGGTTTATAATAGAGGGGTGGATAGAAGATATTTTTAACCACGGAAAATGAATAAAGAGAAAACGGAATCGGACACAGTGAATTATATTGCGAGCTTACTTGGGTGTGATTATGAGGAGGCGATTGAGAAAGAAGTGCTCACCAAGAAGTGGGTAGAAAAACAGGAAGATGGGATTATTACGACTCATCAAGAGAAGGAGTACCGCCCAATCACAATAGGAAGAGTTATGGTGGCGTTGGGGTATAACTGTTTCAGTGAGTGGATATATAACGACAAACGAGGGAACGATGTTATTGCGGGTGCTAAGTTGCAGGCGCTAAAGAGTTGGCAATTCCTCGACACAAACGGCCAAGAAACGACACTAGACGACCAGAGCAAAGAAACCATCGAAGCACTTTATAAACTACTAAAATGAAAGAAAATGAAGATTACACATTTTGCTCCAACAAGAATTGCCCACGAAGGAGCGATTGCAAGAGAGGGCGAACACCACGAAAAGACGTTGCTTCTTATGCACATTTTGAAGCGGAGAATTGTAAATATTTCTGGCAAACATAGTCCCATGTTATAATCCACCCAATGAAACCAAAAGAAGACGATTCCGGCATAGAGAAGAACCCAGAAGACGCGAGCCTTGAAAAAACCATACAAAAGAGGTTAGACCACCTTTTTGCGCAAATAGACGCAGGGAAAGCGACTAGAGAAGAATTGTATGCGTTTTGCGAGTATCACAATATTGATTTAATATATTAATAATGAAATGGAGACACAAGGACGGCGACATTGAGGACAACAACTATGTTCCATATAACTACGACAAAGAAAGCCAAATCATAAGAGACAAGGCTATCCAAACAATTGATAAGAAAACAACGCCAGACCAGATAGGGTTGTATGTGGATAAGATGGTACAGGTAGACATGGCTAGAAGTTTTTGGAGCCATATAGATGACTTCGTGTCAGCGGTTAGAAGAATTCTTGATTTTTAAAAAAAAATGGAAATAAAATACAAAATACGGCCAACACATGTCCCGTATTGTGGGGATTGCAATGGGCGTATGGCGGGGGATGGGAGCGAGAAAATCCCATATTCGTGCGGTTGTGGTGTATGGGAGTTCTCACAGGGCTCGCTAGAGAAAGGGAAAATTGAGTATCACCTGAAAAATGAATAGCGAGTTTTCCGAAAAAACGAAGAGGGAGGCGCTGGCGAGAGATGGATTTTGTATAATTTGCAGAGAATTCCCTCGGACAAGGGAGGATGACATCCCCATGCCAACGTGGGGGACGAGGAGGGGGAACGTCCCCCACCACGTTTTCTACCGGAGCTCAAAGGCATACCCAGACCTTGATGGTGTATGGAATTGCGCGATTTTATGTGGCTACCACCACGACCGGCTTCATTTCACAAAATGGACGCAAAAACTATCAGGATGGCTCGAAAAAAGAGCTCTTAATTTCAGAAAAAATGTATGATTTCGACTGGCTTTCGGAATGTTGTAGCGTACCAATGATGGGCGGGAAGTGCTCATTGTGCTATGAAAACTGTGTGGGAGTAGAGATTTGCACAGAATGCGCAGAGGAGAGAGGAGATTGTAAATGCGACCAAAAATGACATACGACCCAAATTTACCAGATTCGGCACAGGGGGCTCTCGACCCCGGGTATGAATACCCAAAAGGAGACTTTGACGACGAAGAACCCAAAGACTATGAATGAAATAATCCTAAAATACCCAATGCCCCCGAGCGTAAATGTTGCGTATGCGGGGACGAAGAGGCGCTACAAGTCCGACAAATACAAGCAATGGATTGGGGAGGCTTTGTATTGTGGGAACAGGAAATATAAAATCACAGGCAACAACTGGCTAGAGATTTATATAAAATTTTTTACCCCGCTTTTTAACAAGGGAAACGGAGAGAAGAAAAAGTGGGACATAGACAACCGCCTCAAAACATTGCTTGACTTCATCGACAGTCAAGTTGAGGGGCTAGACGACCACAGGTACAAGCGAATAATAGCCGAAAAGGTTGATTCCCCCAGAGGGGAGGTAGAAGTTATCATAAAAGAGATGAAGCACGTTGTCTAGGATTTTTAAAAGAACTAGGAGGTTTTGAAAGCCTCCTTTTTTTTCGTCCAAAAACTTTCACGAACCAGAAATGTGTTGTCTAGGATTTTAACTTGTCATAGCGCATGTTGTCTAGGATTTTTAGGTAGAGGGATGAGGCAAAACTTTCCACGACTTTTCTTGTGCATACTTTTGCAAGGAATAGCGCGGGTTTTCACTCCATTACATGAAAAACTCTTGCTTTTTTTCCGTTTTGGGCGCATAATTCAACTGTCACGAAAACAAACGCTCTTTTACATCTCGGCAGAAAAAACAAAGTTACTTATTTTTTTACACATTACACGATGAGTACAATCATCAAAACGGCAACGGCAAGCAGTCTATGGATTCATAGATTTGAAAAAGCAGAACAACGAGAACGGCAATTCTCACATGAAACATTTGAAACGCTTACAGAAAAGGGGCTAGAAATTCCTACCTATTTAGAGCTTGCATAATGAATACAACAAAAACGGCGACGGCATTGAATTTAATAGCGCGAGTGGCTTTTATACTATTCGCAGGGTATCAGCTAATAAGCTACGCAGAAACTCACCTACTAACAATGGCACAATGAAAAAGAAATTCAGAAACACGCTAGATACAATTTTTATTTTCGGAGCAATTAGCTTTTACGTCTTTTTGTTCTTTTACCCACTTTTTAAATAATGGAAAATCTTACACAAACGGCAACGGCAAGAATCGAAGGATTTAAAGAAAAAATCCACATAGCACAATCGGCAAGTATATCAGAGGAAGTACGAGACGCAGTAGTAAAAGAGAACCAAAAAAAGATTGATTTAATTCTTTCTAACTCTAAAAACTAAACACAATGAGTGAATCATACAACATCATCAGAATGTACGAAGACGGCAGAAAAGCAAGGGTACAAAAAAGAGGGGTATCACTAAAGGAGGCGCGGAAATGGTGTAATAGGGAAGACACCTCAAGCAGTACACATCCAAAAGGGAAAAATGGCGTATCGTGCGAGTGGTTCGACGGTTACAAGCAAATTTAAACAATTACAAAAATGAAAAAAATTACACAATCGGCAACGGCAACAATTCAGAACTTACATGCGGTAGAGGTTAAATATTTTGGTGCAACGGATACAAATGGCGCACGAATAAAAATAACGTCATACAGGTTTGAACAATCCTTTTACTTGCCGTTTGATTATTCTTTAAACGACCAATCAGAGGGGGCCATTAAGGAGCTACAAAAAAGAGGCTTTGAGTTTATAGGGAAGGCGGAGGGAAAAAATATAACACTTTTGCTTTCAACTACTTTTGAACCAATAAAATAATTTCTAAAAAACTTTTACAATGAAAATCAACGCAAAAACGGCTTACAGATTCGCAAAATTCGCAAAAGAACAGACACGGCCCATTCTAAGTACAATCTTAATCGAAAAAAATAGAATGGTTGCAACGGATACATACAAACTATTGATAATCGAGAGCAAGGAAAAGAATGATGTAGGGGAAAAGGGCCAGCTCTTGAATTTGCCAGAGTTTATCAAAACATTTAAAGCAGTAGATAAAGACGTTGAAATAGAGACAATAGAGAACAAAACGGCAGGTTTTGGAAACTATCCTAACATTGACCAAATTATCCCGACAAAAGATTTTAACGTAGAAATTGAATTCGACGCAAAGCTATTGATTGAAGCCCTAGAGCCGTTTAAAAGCAAGCAATCGAATGACAGGGTAACGCTAAAGGTCACAAAAAACAAACCACTTGTATTATCCGCAGAACAGGGAACTGACAAAGTGACGGCTATTGTCATGCCCTTAAAATCTTAATTAAAAATTACAATGGAAGCAACTACATGTACATCATGCGGAAAAGACGCGCCTACATTCCAAACCGAATATTGTGCGGAATGTATGCAGGAAGAAACCTTAAAAACCTTTTAAAATGAAAGACTTACTACAATTTGCAGCAACGGCGCTTGTCGCGCTATTCTTCCTATTCCTTTCTCTTTATCTAAACAAGTTCTCGATACTTTATCGGATAGATGTAGAAAATAGAGTATGCGCGGCGACTGAGTATCTAGATATCGCGCCAGACGGTAAGAACTGGACTTGTTCACCTATTTAATAATACTACAATGAATAAAAAATACTACATCTCGGCACAACATGACGTATATTTGGATGATTACGAGAGGGGGGAGCTTGAAAATGTTAACGCATTTCAAATTGACCATTTCAGCGAAGAAGAAAAAGCCTTCGACGCGGTAAGAGATTACATGGAAAACGTGGTTTGTGTAGATGAATACACATACAAGGAATATGAAGGCGATAACCGCGAGGGGAATGACAAGTTTGAAATAGTGGCAAATGTTCTGGTGGATGAAAACAATTGTCCGGCAACGAAAGGAGATATTAAAGAATGGAAAGAGGGCAAAAGAAAATTGTACACAGTCCATATTTACATTGAGCTTTTCAAACTCACTCCAACGGCAAAGCTCTTTGTTTAATAGTTACAAGAAAGAAAGACATAAAAGCCTCCTACATATCGCAGGGGGCTTTTTTAGTGTACATACGCATAGAAATAAATTAATCACGTTCGGCAAATGAAAAGAGGTACTAACACCCCATAACAATATATAAAGACCTTAGAAAGAACGTATACAAGAGTAAATCAATGAAATTAGTAGAAAGCTACACGAAACCGGTCCAAACAGTAGGACCTCCCCATTTCTGCCGTATATCTCAAACCGTACCAATACACCAAACTACACCCAAAAACTATCACGCCTCAAGTCTTATTGATTCTAGGCTATTCAGCACGCCCCAGAAAATACTCAATCTCGGCAAAAGAAAACATTACCTAACCACTCCACACACTCAAGACACACAAACACCAACTCATCATTTAAAACGCTTAGAACTGATTTAAATCAACTATTCTTTTTCAAAACAATCTAAAATGCCCTAAATTATGCCTGAATACTCAATCATAGCCACACATCCACCAAAACAGAAAAAACAAATACTTGATTGGAAAACATATTTCATGCATTCTAAGCGTGTTTCAGCACATAAACCACCCACCATGTCACAGAAAAAACCGCGCATCCAAAAGTACGCAGAGGCAGTAGCAGTCGGCAATACCAGAACAAGGGCAAAAGAGCTCGCTGGGTATTCGCCTAAAACGAACGTCACCGACATAGAACAGAATCCCGTGTTCAAGAGCCATCAGAAAGCCATTCTCAATAAGTTTGAGGCAGGCGGATTGACCGACGACCTAGTCGTAAAGCGGCTTAAGGGCCTCATAAATAAGCGTGAGAAGCGTTTATCTTTCGGGAAGGTGGTAGAGGTAGACAAAGTGGACGCAGGCGCAGTGTCAAAGGGATTGGACCTACTATTTAAGGTACGAGGAGATTACGCACCAGTCGAAGTCAAACAAACGAATCCAATGGATGATATGGACATTGTAGGCCTAATGACCGCACTACAAGAGGCGGGAGGAATGGGTGAAGTGAGTCTAGACCTATTGCCAGAACTAACGGACAATCCCCAAGAGTAGTACAATAAATCACGTCAAGAGCTGTGAATGTCTTTTATAGTGGGGGTATTGGCGTTTGGGCGCTACTTAACACAATGTGTATTGTTGTAAGTAAAACTCTTTCTAGCCCCCCCCCCTACTCCCCTATGCACCCATGGGGGTACTGGTTTGTATATATAATAGTCCCCAGGCCCACATCCCCGATTTCCCAGAAAACGATGGTCAGTTTTGTGTAAGGGATTTGCGTATCATACAATAAACGTGGTGAATAAAGTCAAGTGTGGTGGATGTGTGGGTGTACATTGGTTAAACGTCTGTAAAGGTGTTCGTGCGGGAGATATGGAGTTTGTTGGGTTTGTGAGTATATTTGGATAAATACCTTAGATTTGGCGGGATTGGTGTATTTTTGGGCCCCCTGGGCTTAATAATTGTGTTCGTGGATGTTGGGTTGTGGAGTACGTTTCAGCTAATTTTTATTTTTTTCTGGAAAAGCATGGTCAGTTTTATCTTAGGGTTTTTCGTATCATTAGATTTGACTTATTTGTTGAGGTGTGCTAGGATGGTGGCATGAAGGAGTATAGAGACATTTCCGGATATGAGGGGCTGTATAGTGTATCTAGTGATGGGGAGGTGTTAAGTCTCCGTCGCGGGAAGCATCTTAGTCAGTGTTGCGAGACAAAGGGGTATATGTCTGTAATGCTTTGCAATAATGGGGTCAGTAAGCGAGTTCTGGTGCATCGCCTTGTTTATTCTGAGTTTGTTGGGGACATTTCTGGTCAAATAGACCATAAGGATGGCAACAGGAAGAATAACAAGCTAGAGAATTTAAGAGATGTTACGAGAGCGCAGGATCAATGGAATACGGTGGTTCAGAAAAACAAGACATGCTCCGTGAAGGGGGTGTATCGTGCTGGGGCAAGTTGGTATTCTGAGTTTAGGTGTAATGGAGAGCGGATAAGAAGTAAATGCTTTCGGCAGGAGGCGCAGGCGATTCGTTGGTATGAAATAGAGATTGTTAGGCATAGGGGGCGGCAAGCCTGTCCTCGAATAACTGGGAGCTGCTAACCTCATGCAGCCGCTAAAGGGATGATAACCCTTGTGAGAATGACTCCGAAACTACGGAATTTAATCAGCCGTTAAACGGAGAGGGGTGAGAACCCCCAAGTTATGCCTTCGGGCTCGTGGCCTCTTCGGGGGCTACTAAATGTTCTTTGAGAGATTGTATCGAGTGGTGGAATAGGTAGACACTACATACTGGGAAGAGCACCTGTGTACATTCACATAAAGACCCTCCCAAGGGAAATCTGGTCGCTCATGCAAGGTGACTATACGAGTATTTAAGTGCGAAACTCACTATAATCCAAAACTCGTCAAATCCTTGCCTCGATACAATCCTTGAGAGGATAAAGCGGAGTAGAGTATTGGTAACTCGCTGGACTCATAATCCGGAATAATGTCAGTTCAAATCTGTCCTTCGCAATCAAATTCTTAAAGACTATGCACAATGGGGACAATTACCAAGGGGACAATGCTCGCATACGTTGTATCTGTCTTTGTGGTGAAAATGCTAAACATTGTTATTGAGAGGCCGTGGACGAGCACGTTAGAAATATTTACTATTTTGTTCGGTGCTGGCGTTACTCTGGCAATCCTTATTGTTGGGTACAATGCTCCATAGGGGGGGGGATATAACTAAGTCGGAAATTTAAGCATATTATATAATTCAATCGCAAATGAAGATTCTAGAAACGCATCCGGAGATAAAATCAAGAGAGGTCTTGTTGGGAGATTCTCAAAGACTCTTACAGTACGCCAAGGAAATGCACAAGCTCTGTTTTGAGCCGATTGGTATGTACCCGGGGGGTGAGGCGGTGGCACATGTGCAGGTCGCAGGAAAAGACCCGCTACGCTTCTTTGTGAAAAAAGATGGGACTATCTATATAAACCCGGTAATTACGAGCCAGAAACAGAAATATAAACACCGGGAGGGGTGTCTGTCGTTTGCGAATGAGTCTCCGGTTGAAGTAGAGAGATATAACTTGATAGAGGTCGAATTTGTTTTGGCGCATATAACGGCGAAACAAATAGTGACAGACGGTGGGCAGAAGGGGCGCTTCTCGGGGAAAGACGCTGCAATCTTTCAGCACGAGATAGAGCACTTTGATTTGGATTTAATTTATTAAAATGAAAAGGAAGCAAGCGGTGTCGGTACGGAGGCCCTTTACGGTGGCTATGTGGCAGGGGATATTGAAACAGGCGGTTGCGAGAGCCGAGAAGGAGCTAAATAATCCGAAGAAATAATGAATAAAATACAACCGACGACAGAGCGGATAGAGATGTGCAAATTCTATGTCAAAAGGGCGAATTGGCATTATGGGGTTGGAGTTCTTGCGATATTTGCAATTGGAGTATTGTTCGCGCAGGAGGTTCATTTTGGATGGCTGGTGCCACTTGGAGGGATTCTTACTTGGAATATCTTCTTCGCTGTGACATACTCAGCAATGGCAGAGGAATGGGAGAGGACGCTTCCAAAAATTAAATAAGTGGTTGGTATGGGGGGTGACCCACCTGATTCGTTCCAGAAAGGACACTAAAATCCTATAAAACTCTCCCACTCAAAAATGACAATAGGTCTTTAGGACTGAGATACTGGCACAGGGAATCGGTATCGAAATCGGCATCGGCATTCTGTGATTAGGAATATTCAAAAACTTCACACGCATTAAAGATTCCCAAACCTTAAAAACCGCTAGATGAAAATTAAATACAAAAAAAATGGCCGACGGAAGGAGTGTGAGTATAATTCTCCATACGCTGTTGACAACGAAGCAGCTTGTTTGGGGATTTTGTGGAACGAGAAGTACCGTGGGCAGAATCTAGAGCCAGCGTGGGAGATTTTAACGAAGACTGGAAAACACGAATACGCGAAGGGGCGATTTCTTGAGATTGTTTCTTTTGAGGCGAGCGAGCTAGAGAAGAAGGGGTTTTTTGATTTTGGGCTAAGGAAGACTATAAATAAAAAATGCAAGCCCGGGTACGCAAGACTTTGCAATTATTGAAACCGAGTTGACAAATGATAAGGTTTGTGATAGGGTGTGGGCATGAAGAAACTATCAGTCGGCATCGTGTTGTGTCTTTTTATTCTCCCATCATTCACCGTTGGTGCGTTTGGGCATAAAGGGGTTCGTTCTTTGAGCAGTGCAAAGACGGTAGAGGCCCCGAAGCTGGTTATTCGGGAGATTGCGCCAGTTATTAAGGAGGAGGCAAGGGTTATTCGACCAGTCGTGCGGAAGAAATATGTTCCAACCGTAAAAAGCAAGGCTGTTATTCTTAGCGAGATTCGCACTTTGTTGGCAGAAATAAAACGACTACAAAAAAAATTAGAAGACTTATTCAAACAATTGTAAATGGGAATAACAGACAAGGGGGCAGAACTATTGCTCGGACAATTGAAAAAAATCGTAGACAGCGTGGGAGAGCCAATGATAATCATGGTAGCAACAAAGGACGACTTTCTTTCCACTCATAACGAGAGACTGAATGAGCTTGGACGGCGCGAAAGAGACAGCATGTTCGCAGGAGCAAGCCTTACACTTTCTAGGGCATTAATTCAAACAGAATGAGAAACGTAATAATCAAAACCCCGGGAGGAAAATTATTCCTTGGTACGATTGAGAACCGAGCGTTCACAAGGGCGAATGTCTCTGGGAAGGCTCACATGTACCGGGAAATCCCATCTTGGGGAATGGACAAAGAGGCTTTTGACGATATTATTTCAAAAGAATCGGATGTGATTAGGATTTTGGATACGGATACAAACATTGGGTATAAAATTTCCACAGAAAAATTCAAGAAGCATTCTGCGGAAAGAGAGTTTGAAGGACATCGGAAACAATTATTTTGCTCTGTCGTATTCTTTCATAAATACCATCCGGACAAAACAGTCGAACTACCCCTTGATGAGATGGGAGAAAAAAAAGAAGACCCGCAAATGACGCTTCTTTGATACGAAAACTTGACTGAAAACTGACCACCACATAGTATTTAAGAGATGATAACGATAACCGCAGCAGATTTTGCAAAGCGCACAGGGCTAAAGAAGGGCTATGTGTACCAGCTCGCGCGTAGGCGTGGAGTGAGTTTTAAAGATATGCACGCGGTGTTGGACTTGTTAGTAGAATATGAATCCAGAAACAATGAACAAAAAGAAGCTTAAAAATTTTCGGGTACAATATTTTGTACGGCACGAGTGTGAGAAAAAACCAGAATATTCTTTTGGTGTGGGCTTTCCGGACTTGCAGAAGGTCAGTCTTGCGAAACTCATAAAGTTTTCTGAGACGGTCATAAATGTTCGAGAGCCACTTGGGGGCGAGGAGGTACATGTAACAATTGGGATGAAGCTCGTGAACACGAAGAGCAAGAGATTTTATGGGACGTATGTGAAGTTTTCACAGAAAACGCTAGAGAAGTATGTTCACGAGGGGGTTCTGGCTGCGAAGCTTGTGACAGGAGCCAGAGATTCGCACGCAGCGTTGGAAAAAAATCTGTATAAATACAAACTTGTTGACGGAGAGTTCCCGAAACCTTTCAAAACAGTATGACAAAAAAATTCACGAGAGAACAGCTTATGCGGGAATTGCTTAGGAGGACAAAGGAGCAGCCGCATCAGGTCTACATCCCCACAGGGAAGGGGGAGGAGTTCGTGAATACGGTTTTTGAGGGAAAATATTTCATCACACTTTTTTCTGCTGCGAATGGAATTGGAAAGAGCACAGTTGGATTTAACATGCTCGCTCATCTTATGTTTCCTTGTGGGAATAAATTTTTTCAGCAGAAGCTTATGGCGGAGTGGCCATATTTAAAAAGAGTGCGGATTGTGTCAGACCCGACGAATATTACAAAGAACATTGTTCCTGAATTGAAGAAGTGGCTGCCGAAAGGAAGGTATACTGCGAAAAAGGAGGGGAGAGCGTTTGAGTGTCTCTGGACTACTGATACTGGATGGACGATTGACATTATGTCTACGGAACAAGACCCGAAGGAGTTTGAGTCTGTGAACCTTGGATTGATTTGGATTGACGAGCCGTGCCCGGAAAATATTTACAAGGCATGTGTTTCTCGTTTGCGGATGGGAGGGAAGATGTTTATTACGGCGACACCGCTTACAGGCTCAGCGTGGATGTACGACAAAATTATAAACAGTGAGGACGCAGAGGCGGGGAAGAGGACTTTCATAGAGGCTTCTGTTTGGAGTGCGTGTAAGGGGCACCCAGAGGCAATACGAGGGTTTTTAAATAAGGAGAATATTGAGACAATGATTGCTCAGTATGACGATGAAGACATGCAGGCTCGTGTTCTGGGGAAATTTCAGCACCTTACAGGAATGGTGTTCAAAAAATGGAATAGGCGTGTACATGTCATACCTCCGTTCGAGATGAAGCCAGAAGATTATTCTGTGTGGCAAATGCTAGACCCACACCCGAGAACAGAAGATGCGGCTCTTTGGTGCGCCACAGACAGACACGGAAGACACTTTGTTGTGGACGAGCTTTGGGTAAATGGTACTACGAGTGATGTTTCATATAGAATTTTGGAAAAAGATGCGAGGCACAGGGTGGTAAAACACATTGCCGACCCTTGGATTTTCACAGCAGACCAACATACGCAATATTCTATGGCAGACAGATTCAGGACATTTGGATTGAATTATATCGAGGCGACGAAACAACGTGAGGCAAGTGACCGAAGAATTGCCGAGGCTTTGGATTATGCAAAAGTCGGAGAGGAATTTCTGAAACATCCAGATGTATATGTGTTTGATACATGCAAGAGAACCATTTATGAGATGGAGCATTACCGATGGGACGATTGGACGGGTAAATCAGCAGACAAGCGGGGGGCAAAACAGAAGCCTCTCGACAAAGACGACCACATGATTGAAAATCTCGGGAGATTCTTAATACAAGAGCCACGATTTGAGCCAATGCCAAACTATGCGCAGGACTTGCCACTTGATAATATGAGAAGAGAAGATATGACATTTGCGGGACAGGACAACTCTCCGCTGGGCTCTGACCCATTTGCGTAAAAAAAACTTGCATTTAGTTTTCATTGTGCTATGGTTACGGTGGCTTTCATTTAAGGACTGAGACCTTTATAATGAATATCGAGTAAAAATCGTCAGACCGTCGTCTCAGATTCCCTTCGGGGTTTGGTCGGCGGTTTTTACTTATACCGCTAGATTTACTGGCTATACTTTACTAGTAAAACCTACATAGCGGTAAAGTTGTTCTTTCAGTCTTCATTGGTTAGTAGGGGTAGACCGTTAGTTGCGGGAAGCTCTTCTAAAGTAAGTACGTTGTGCCATCTACGAGTGTGACTTGTGGCATTAGACAAACGACGTGCAATTGTGCAACCACTAACAATACTTAAGCAAAATGCCTTCGCGTAGTTGCTTAAGTTGGAAACCTCATTCGTTCAGGGAATCTATTTAAAACCTGAGCACCATCTTAGTTCCGAGACTCACGTCGGAAAGGGAGAGGCCAGAGCAAGTCCAATGAAAGATTCTTTACTGATTAAGTTCAGAGGCCTTTTTAAACCTTCTTGAACGCTCGATCTTCTTAAGAAAGGGAGAGTTAGACTGCAGACAACATGAAGCAACACAAACAAATTTACGGAAAAGTTCTAGAAAGATTAAATAGCGGGAAAATAATTATACTTCAAAGTTACCCATTAAAGCTAAAAACTATACAAACTGGATTAGAGGTAACCAGAGAAAACATGTTGACTGCTTTTGGAGTAGAAAAATGTAAAAAATACCACGAACTTGGATTTGTGAAGATTACAAAGAACGACCGAGTCGACTGGACGCATTTGATTGTCAAGCTATTTGAATATAATATGTCCGGAAGCCCACAAACCAAGCTTCGTCTTTCTTTGGGAAATATTAATAACCAACAGTAAAATGAAATGTTTAATGTGTTCAAAGCCGGCAAAACACAAATACCATATCGCCAATATAGGAGAAATGGTGAATGTTTGTGGGTGTTGCCTGAAAAATGTGCATCATTTTGAATGCCAAAGGGTTCAGTTGGCAGAAAAAGCTATGGAAAAACTTGACACGGACGCATCGTAGGCCCGATACTTTGAGAAACAACCGGCGCTTCACAAATTCATATATGGCCCCAAAAACAGAACTGACCAACGAAGACAAGGCTGGCATTTTGCGAGACTCGCTTGAGGTTGAGGCAAAAACAGGACTGACACCAGAAGACCAAATGGCGCTTGTTCAGCAGGTTCTTACTGAGCGACGGATGTCGTATGACTTTATGAATCCAAAGTGGGAGGAGTGGGCGGTAAGATTGAAATTGTATAATAATCAGAGGCGGAATAAGAAGGCGATTGGTGACACTTTAATGTATACGACGTTTCAGACGTTATTTTCTGCGTTGTATCAAGACGAATTAATGTCAGAGTTTGTTCCGAGAGAGGAGGGAGATACAGAACACGCGAGAGACTTGAACGAAGTTATGAAATTTGATTTCGTTGAAATGCAAAAATCTAAACTTGATTACCAATGGATTTGGGATTCAATGTTTTTTGGGAGAGGGATTTGCGACATGATGGGGTTTGATAGAAAAAGAATGTGTCCTGCTCCGGAGATTATAGACCCAATGACTTGGTACAGAGACCCTTCTGCAAAATCTATAAATGGGGACATGCAGGGTCGAGGAGCCATGAGGTTTGGAGGAAGGGACATTATGCTTCCAAAAAATGTAATGGAGGCAGAAAGCAATGTTTACTTCAATGTAGGAGAACTACAACCAGAAACTGGAGTCAGCAATGAGAACCGTGCGGCAAGGGCAGAAGAAGAGCGGCTTGATGCACAAGGCTTTCAGTCAATGTTTCAGTTTTCAAATCTAACAGGAGGGCAGGAACATATTCACGGATTGGAATGGAGAACTATATTTAAAGGGAAGCGGGTAATAGTAACGCTTGCGAACAACTATACAAAGATTGTTCGATATAATAAATTGAAACAACAGGAGAAGTGGGGAATGATTGACCGACCGTTCAGCCCAATGTCTCATGATTGGGACGGAGTGAGCGTTTCTGATATTACGGAAGACAAACAGCGAGCACGAGCGGTGCTTAAAAATCTTGCGTTACAGGGGGTTGAATATGCTCTGTATCCAATGTTTATGTACAACGCAAACAGGATTAAAAACAGAAACTACTTAAACTTGAAGCTCGGGAAACATATTCCGGTGGAGGGAGACCCATCTGGCTCAATCCAAGCGGTTCCGAAACCAGAATTAGGACAGCAGACAGACTGGATGTTGAAGCAACTTGACCAAGATGCTCAGGATGCGACAGCAACTCCCGCATTACAACAAGGGACGGTTTCTTCTGGACGACAAACTGCGTTCGAGGTAGGGCTAATGAATCAAAAGGCAGACACAAGATTTTCTCTCACCGCAAAAGTGTTCGGTTGGAGTGAGGAGGCTTTTTGGCGACAATGGTACAAACTGTACAAATTATTCTTTGATAGCGCAAAAGCAGGGCTTGATAAAAAGACAGTACGAATAACAGGTATGACTGGGGCAGAATTTAGAACATTCACCCGAGAGAATCTTATTACAGAAGCAGACCCAGATGTGTACGTTCAGTCAAAAGCGGTGGCTCGTGCAGAGAAAATGCAGAAGCTAGGGCAACTCACCAACTTGAAACAAAACGTGGCAGGGAATCCTGACGTAAACATGAATGCGCTAGACAGAAAGATTGCGCAAGAGTCTGGACTCACCTTGGACGAGATTGATAGAATGTTCCCAAAATCGTTTGACGAGCTTATGGCAGAGGACGAAAACAAATTATTGAACGAGAAAAAACCGAAAAAACCGAAAGTTTCTATTCGCGATAATCACGAACTTCATATAGAAATACATCAGAGGGCAAAAGAAACGAAGGAGAAGCAAGAACACTTAAAGCAACACAAAGCAGCTCTCATGCTTATAAAGAGAAACCCAGAGGCATTGCCACAGGGAGTACAACAAGACATTCAACAACAACAAGCACAGCAACAACAAATGAAGCAGATGCAGGTTCAGAAGAATGTTCAACCAATAGCGCCTCCTACAACCCCACAATAAAATGAACGACGGAGAAAAAATACAGGCAATAGAGCACATGAAATCCACCGCAGGGTGGAAGGTTCTTATATCTGAGATTAACTCTCGGCTTGATTCTGATTTTAATGGAGTTATTCGCAATGGAGTTTCTACGTTGAGAGACTTTGATATTTGGCGAGGGCAGAGAGTTTTCTTAGAAGACTTTGAGGCGGGAGCGGAAGAGTTAATCAACTCTTTAAAACACGTACCGGAAACTACGGAAGAAGGGATGATGAACGACCCTTTTTCTGTGGCTTCGGGCACACAAAACCCAGACGTAGAGGTTTAGGTTCTTTTACATTTCGAGAGAGTTATTAGTTGAGGGCTTCATGAAACGAGCCAAGGTTGGGACTTTTTTGCGGTTGTTTTGACCTTCTCCGCTCGTTTCATTGAGCCTTCAACAGCTCGAAGACATAATTTCTGCGAATTATGTTTTCAAACCACAGTCAAATCCACCGGGGATTTACCGAGACTTTACCACCTTCGGGTGAGATATTTTTTAAAACCGCTTATTAACATGACTGATACGACAACAACACCACCTCCTGCTCCGGCAGCGGGTGAGACCGGAGGAACTCCTCCACCAACTCCACCAGCAGGTAGCGCAGGAGCACAGCCTCCAACACCACCAGCGGGCGAGACACCGCCGCAAACGCAGAACGTGCCTCCAACGAGGCAAACCCCACAAGACAATAAAGATGCTGTAATAGCACGTCTTCAAGCAAAGATTAAGAAATTCGATGCGCAGCCACCAGCAGCCCCGCCAGCAGGAGGAGAAACACCGCCGACTGGAATCACGGAAGCACAGGTTGCACAAATTGCGCAAACAGCAGTACAGGAGGCATTTGGAGGGAAGATGCAACAAATTGATTCAATCGCCTCCGGGCAACAAGACCAAGATGTTGATAATTTCATTCAGAAAAATCCAATGTACGCAGCGCAAGCCGAAACAATCAAGTCTTACTACAAACATCCGTCACGAGCACAAGTTCCACTAGAGAGTATCGCAAATGAGGTATTCGGAGCAGCGGCACGAGACGCGATGATTGCACAACAGGCCGGGCAAGAGGCCGCAAACAATATGCCCGCGATTGGAGTTATGCCACAACAAACTGGCGTAGCACCGAAAAAAGATTGGACAGGCGTTTCTCATCAGGACTTAGAGGCAGAAAAGAGCAGAATCGAACGGTCTTAGTGGATTTTTACCACTAACTCATTTTTAAAATGGCCAATGTATCAACTACATACCCAGCATCGTTCCCCAACACATCTTCTGCGGGAACAATCCCACTAGAAGTAGCATCATTCTACGATGCAGTTCTATTGGAACGAGTAGTCTCAAATTTCGTTCATATGCGATGGGCGCAAATCCGAGACGTTCCTGCCAACTTCGGAACAGGAAACATTAAATTCCGACGATACGCAAACCTAAGTGCAGCGACAACACCGCTCACGGAAGGTACAACCCCGGCTGGTAGCTCTCTGTCTGTTACTGATATTCAAGCGACAGTGAAACAATATGGTGACTTCACCCAAGTTTCAGATGTTTTGACATACCAATCAGCAGACAAAGTGCTTATGGAAGCAGCAGAAATCTTGGGAGACCAAGCAGCAGATACTCTCGATGAATTAACACGAG